ACCGGTGGCGAGCTGGTTTTTTGGCGAAAAGGTGGGCCCCAGTAAGTGAAAGACTGGTTGACTGTGCCCTTTTACTGATTGGGCTTCTATTTATCAAATGGGCCTTATCTGCTTTGAACGAAAGATGGGTCAAAAAAACCCAATTGGGCTTTTTTTATTTTATTTCATTCATTACTTCATTAATTACGCACTTATACGGATGAGTGCGTATATACATCGTATCCTATTACAAGGTCTATATCCTCTACCCTTGCCTCTTGGATCATGAGGATATCTATTGCCTCCACCACGTCCTCCTGCCTGAAACTCGGTTGATAGCCGATTCCCGGGTACATGGTGTCTAATATGTTCCTTATCCCCTCCTCCAAGGAATTGAAGTCGAACGGCTCTATGACCCTTCCGTATGCGTATGGGGATGGAGGATGTCCCTCCTTGACAGCACTTGTGTCCGTGTTGAAGAACAGCCTCAGCTGAACTACGATAGAATCGTCCTCCTTCAACCTGGACATCGATGATGAACTCCAAGCCCTTCCTGTTCTTGTACTTGATCGTCATTGCTCTTGTTTTGAATGATTCTTGGACTGAAAGGATCTCCTTAAATAAGGAAGAGACTAGCTGTTGTGTGGTTAAAAGACCATGGACGTGCTCTTCCTACGTCCATTCCTTTGTGAGTGGAGATATTTCTGTGTGATAGTGTCATCGCTATCATACATCTATTGAAAGGAACAAAGTTGAGACTTAATTACAGCATTAATTAAGGACTAAATTAAAAAAGAGAAGAAAAACGTTAGACAAACTACAAACAAAAGAAAGATCTTGGGGTTTATTTTGAGAGAGGAAAGGCCGCGCAGCGGAAAAAAAACGAACTGAAAAAACGGAGAAGAAGAAAACCAAGAAAGGAAAGAAAAAGACCAGAATTTACAAAAAGAAAAAAAAATAAAAACAGAAGTTAAGAAACCTCGTTAGTGGGTCCCCACGTATATGGCGGGGAAAAAACTTAATCTTCCAGGTTTTAACTGTTTTACGGCCGAGTAAAACTGTAATTCCGTTCTACCCGCTTCGAGTAATTTACCCAGACGGGTAAATTGATCACCAATTGGTCTAGTGATCACCAATATATCGGTGATCAATTTGGTGCCCACTTAGTTGCTTTCCTGAAATACCCCTGTCTTTGTGCCTATGAAGCGCGTGCAAATGCGCCAAAAAAGTAGACTTTCTCTCTCCTAAAACTCGCCGGAACGCCAAAACTGGCAGTTCCCGGCGTCATTTTTCGACACGCGCGGCGGTGTGTACCCCTGGGAGGGTAGGTACCAGCCTTAGCTACGCCGGAGCTTAGCTCGCCCCGTTCTAATATT